ATGTTTTTACCATTACGAGTAATGCGCAATGTAGCACCATCTGCACCAGTAGAAATAAACTTAACAATATTAACAGTGGGTGTTCCACCAGAAACTAATGCCTGAGTAGCAGCACCTAAGTTAGCGATAGTAAGCGTTCCAGTTTCAGCAGCAGCCGTATCAAAATGTACGATTGTTTCTAAGTTTGTATTTTTAACAGTTGTAAATAAGACAGCCATTTTTATTCCTCTATTGTTCAAGTATATAAAAGAAATTCTCTTTTGATTCTCTCATATACTCAATGATATCTTTTTGATTATCCAATAACTTATTTAGGATATCTTGCGTTGACTCGTTAATAGCAACTGTTGTGCCATCAGCAAGAACATAATGCAATTTATTCTCAACAATTCTATCAATCTTATTTAAAGAGCGAATCTTATGAACGACTGCATCAATAGTAAAAATATTAGAAGAAGCGAGTTCTAAGTATGATTCTATTAATGTATCAGTAACTTTAATATCGTGATGTTCTTTAATAATACTGGCAACTGTGTTTTCTGAAATTTCTTGGTATGTATCTTTAGCGATTGATTCAGCCAGTTTTTGTTTTTCTTGTATTTTTTTATTGTGTTGTTTCGCTTCTTCTAACGCTTTGTAGCCAGAAGTGTTTTTTAAAGAAGTAATAAACTCTTTAAAGTACATTTTATTTTTTATTTAATTTAGAAAGTGTTAAACCAAGACGAGCACGTTTGCCTGCTTTACCTGGAGAATTTTTATGTTTCTCCATATACTCATGAGTAGATTCACCAGCCTTTGCGGCAGCAGCTTTTTCTGCACCTGGATGTTTAATCGCACCAGCAATCCAATTTTTCTCATCAATTTGTTCTTCGCTTACTGCTTGTTGAGTAAACATATTCTGCGCAACATTAGTGCGTAACGCATCAATACCAGCAGAAACTCTTTCTGCCATTGCTGCATTAAAAGCAGTTTCAGTTTCAACTGCATCTTTATTAATAATCGCTTGTACTAAATCGAAAGTTGTACTCATCATATTCTCCTTATTGTGGTTTACCTTGACCCATCGGCAATGGTGCATCAGCTACTGGAGCCTCAGCCGATTGTGGTGCATATTTTTGTAGATAATTCTGTTGGGCAGCTTGAGCAGCGCCAGCAACAATACCGTCACGTTCAGCATTATCCATATGATATTCTTCTTCAGAATCCATTTCTTCTTGTATTTCTTCAATCTGATCTTCTGTAAGTTGAAGAACATTTCTACGAACCCAATCCATAGAATAGAATTTGCCAAGATATGGTTCAATCTGTTGTAATAAATTTAAACGACCCATTAAGACTTCAGCATCTTTTAACTCAGCATAGTGATTATCTTCTACGTAGTTATAACGAATGTCTTGAGCGATAGGATCCCACTCTTCAGGACGAATAATATTTTTAGCAATTAACTGAACACGCAACGATTCAGTGAATAATGTTGCAAATTTATTGCGAATTCTAACAATGAATTTATTAAACTTAACTTCATCGCGACTAATTTCTTGTGAACGACCAATACTAAAACCATTTTGCTCTTGCATGCGACCAATCGGCACATTCAATGCATGGTATAATTTCTTTTGGAAGTATTCGATATCTTCGATCTGGCCAAGATTTTGACCACCTGGAAGTGTAGTAATTTCAGTACCTTTACCACCCTCGCGACGAGGCATCCAGAAATCTTCCATCATTGACAGATGGCGACGATCATTTCTTGTTTCGCCAGTGTCAGCATCATAAACAATCTTATTACGAAACTTGTTCATAATATCGTTTACGTACTGTTCGGCTTTTACTTTAGGTAGGTTACCCACGTCAACATAAAATATTCTACGTTCAGGGGCACGACTAATACGATAGATGACCATTGAGTCTTCTAACATCTTTAACTGATTAACTGGTTTAATTGCCTTATGCAAATAAGACATCATCATTCCAGTATTTGCGTCCATGTATCCTGATGGAACAAAAACGACTGAATCTAGTGACAGTTTAACACCTTGAGTTGTCTGCTCAGTAATACCTTTGTCGTTATACAAGTAAAATTCTTCAACTTGTTTAACAACTTCAACTCCCTGTGGAGTTCTTTCTTTAATTACGTTTTTAATTTTACGGATCTTACGTGGATCAATATAACGTAATTCTTGAATACCAGCTTTTAAATTTTTCTCATCTAAAAGGATATGGTAATAAATTCTTCCATCAATATACCAAGAACGAAAAATATCATGACCTTTTTCTTGGAACTTTAATAATTTTAAAACATGATTAAATTCATCACGAATAGTTTTTTTAATTTTTTCAGATAATTCAACATCATCTAAATTAATTGCAATTGTTTGATCTTCTTCGTCGTATACAATTACTTCAGAAACAATGTCTTCAATCGCATTATCACAATCGCTATATTGAGAAACTTCACGGTAACGTCTAATTAAGTCGTTTTCGTTCTTGATGACACCATCAAGATCCATGACCATACCGTAATAACCACCAGCATTAACACCAGTGTTTATTACGGTCGATCCATCAGAAGGAGAAGGGGATACTATCGTATCCACTTCGCTCTGTTTTTTACGTAAAATCTCGAAGCCAAATAGCTGCATTATATAAAACCTTCAGTAATTAAGTAGAAACTGGGAATGTACCTAGTGGTGTATTAATTGCCGCAGAAGCACCAAATCCAGCTTGAGCACCAGTGTCAGAAGTAAAGTAGTTGTATTGGAACTCTACATCAAACTGTTCAATAGCGTTTTGTTGTTCGTAATCTAAACCGATTGCAGAAATGCTAGTTGGGAATGCATCAATAAATTGATATGTTTTAATGATTGCGCCAGAACGATCTAATTGATACACAGCCAAGTCGACTTGGTAATCAACTGGATTGACACGACCATCAGTAGTGTCGTAATTTTGAATACCAGATTGCCATTGCTCAAGAGCATTACGGATACCAAACGAAGTATCGTTATAGATTGTAACAGTCCATGGTTGGAATGTACGTTCACCAGCAAAGTTTACTGGACGACCTTTGTATAATAGACCGATGTTCTCAATAGTAGAAGCTGGTAATTGAGCAGCTTTACATAGGAACTGTGCTCGTTGACCAGCAACTGGACCCAAAGTTACAAACGTTGGGAATGTTAGTTGTACGTAGAATTGGTTAGGGCGAGCACCCCCACCAATCATCTGGGCTTTAAAATCAGCAATATTTGCCATTTAAATTTCTCCTTGTTATTCTTCTTTATTTATCTGATTAACCACCAGCGAGTTCAGTAAAACTTACTGAAGAACGAGCAGCGATAAAGTTCAGAGTAATAAAGTTGATAGAACGATTTGGCTTAATGTAAATATCACCAACGAATTGATTTGCGTCAATTACGTCAGGAGTATTATTAGTGCCGTCACATACAACCAAGAAGTCAGTAATACCACGACGTCCTTGAACAGTACGTAGGAATGGAGTTACTAAGTTATTAAATTGTGCTTGTGTAAAACTGTCGTTAAATTCAAACAACTGAAACTTAGCAGCAGTCGCAATTGATTTCTCAAGAACGATAAACAGACGACGCACGTTAATACGATCGAATGCAGATGGTTTAGCCAATAGAGTCTTATCGCCAAATAGAACAGTACCTTCGCCTGGGAAAGTAACAACTGGGTTGATACCAGCAGCGTATAGAACATCACGATCAGCTTGAGTTGGATTAACCGCAAGTTTAACTACGTTCTTAATTTGACCACGATTTAAACCAGCTGGTGAGAACCATGGATCGTTAGTGTAATCAGTACGAGCACATAAACCAGCGATATCTCCGTTCAATGGGACGAAACGATACTTATCATTGTAACGATCGTATTGATATTTCCAACCAGAATCCATAACAGCATATGAAGTGCTTGGTAGATTATTACGGTAAGTAGTCATAGCAGTAGTTGCTGTTGAACCAGAGCCGATAATTGGAGAACCATCAGAATTTTGTGGTGAGCAGAATACAACGCAATCTAAACGAACTTCAGCAATGTTATCAATAACATATGAAGCTACGTTTGAAGAAACCGCACCTAGTGGGCATAGATTAATGTCATAAGAAACATCATCTAAGAATAATGCCCAACCATTTTCTAACATAGAATCAGTTAGAGTATAATCATCAACACCACCTGACAACTGGTATACTAATGGTGTGCCAGTTGTAGTTTGTGCGAAAGTTGTATTGTGAGCAGTATTACCCCAGTTAGTTCCTACGCTTGGTTCATCCATCCACCATACGTAGTTTGATCCTGCATTAATTACGTTTACGTAGTACTCATTAGTGCCATCAGCACCAACAGCATCAGATGCCTTAGACATAAATGCAAATGTTTCTAATATAGTTCCTGGTTGGCCAGTCCATAAACCTAATGAGTCAATAACAACAGCATGCAATTCATCTAGAGAACCACCAACACCAGCAGCATAAGAAGAAGTGCTTGGTGCAACTGGGAAACTAGAAGCATATTGCCATCCAGTAAAAGATGAAGAGTCAACCATTTGAACTTGGATAGAGTTACCTAATGAACCTGGATACTTAGCAGCAAAAGCACCATAAGTTCCTTGGCCAGTAAAGAATTCTGTTAAGTATACAGAATTGTTATTAATTTTAACACCAGTTTCAGTGGCAACAGCAGTAATACTTGCGCCAGAGCCACCACCACCAGTAATAGTTACTGTTGGGTTAGAAGTATAACCAGTACCTGGATTAACAAGAGTAACAGAGGCGATTGGACCACCAGAAATAGTAACAGTACCAACCACAGCACCAGTACCTGCGCCAGAAATTGTAGCAGTTGGAGCAGAAGTATAACCAGTACCTGCAGCAGTGATAGAAACACCAGTAATAACTCCACCAGAAACAGTAAGAGTACCAGTAGCAACAGTGCCACCAGCAACTTGTGGGTTACTGAATACGATAGTAGGAGTATTAGTATAACCAGTACCACCATTAGAAATTGTTACACCAGTAACACCACCACCTGCTAAAGTAACAGAAGCAGTAGCCTGAATACCTTCTTCTATATTTG